GCAGATAACAACGGAGACTTAACTACTGGTGCTCTTATTTCGACTAGTGGGAACATAAATCAATTTACTGCTGAAGGTAATTTTGTTTGGTTTACTTGGTCAGACTTTGCTGCTTCAACATCAGGGCTTGGACGGTTAGATCTTTCAACCTTTACCGCGGTTAACGTCCCAGCTTACGCTTCCGACTTAATGGCTAGCGTTGGCGGTACGGTTCAGGCTGCGGGAACATTTAACTCAAAACGATTGTTTGCTATTTCTGGTGTAGGACTTTACGCCGAATCAACAGACCTTGTTGCATCTGGTTCGATTACTACTGGCATTTATAGGTGGGGTATTCCAGATAGAAAGTTTGTAGCTAAGTTTGATATCCGCAGCACCCCACTAGCTGGTACGGTAACTCCGTATATCTCTAGTGATACTGGAACGTATACAGCAATGACAGCACACAATGTTGCGTCAGCTACTGAGTCTGTTGCTACTGGTCCGCAAGCTAAATTTATCGAAGCTTCTTTTAGGCTGGACTTTACTAGGGGTACTACCACTACTGGACCAACCGTGACACGTTGGATGGCTCGAGCCTACGCTTCCCCAGCCCGCAGCCAGGTGTTTAAAGTACCCCTACTTATGCATCACCAACAGGTAATTAATGGCATTGAATACTACTTAGATGTAGAAAGTGAACTAAGTCTGTTAAGGAACCTAGTTACGAATCCCCGTGTGGTAAACTATCAAGAAAATACGGAGACCTTTTCGGTAGTCGTAGAGGACTTGGAGTTTCAAGTTCTTGATGGCGTCCAGGGTAAATGGAACCTTGAGGGTGTCTGTGTTGTTACAATGAGATCAGTACAGGATTAGGAGAATAAATGGCAGCAGTAACTAGGAGATCTTATGCAGGTGCAGCACCAGCGTGCACTCTTACTAGCTCCATAACTTCTGGCGACACTACTGCTTCGCTTACTGGTACGGTAACTGCTTGGCCTACTACTGCTGGTGGACCATTTCATATGGTTATTGATCCAGGTCTTTCAACAGAAGAAAAAATTCTTGTTGGTTCACGATCAACTGGATCGCTTTCGTCTATTACTCGTGGTGTAGACGGCACTACTGCTGTTTCGCATTCTGCTGGCGCTACTTGTTACCCTGTTTTTACAGCGAGTGACGCTGATGAGGCGAATACTCTTGCTTCAACAATGACTACTCGTGGCGATTTGTTGACGATGGGTTCTGGTCCTACGGTTGCCCGTATTGCTTTAGGTGCTTCGGGTACGGTGTTAAAGTCGGATGGTACGGATGCTTCGTGGGCGACTATTGTTGCGGCGAACATCGCTACTGATGCTGTAACTACCGTAAAGATTCAAGATACAGCAGTAACATTTTCTAAACTTGAATCTAGTATCACACAAAACGATCAATTTATTTTAAGCAATTTAATATTCGGATAACACAGGAGATAACACATGGCAACATTCAGCAAATCTATTCTAAGTGGTTCAACTGATGGCAAAGGTATTAAGGTTGTTCAGACCGCTACGGCTGGTACAACGATTCATACTGGTTCATCTACGGCTGCGACTTTGCATGAGGTTTGGTTGTATGCGGTAAACAGTTCTGCATCAGATGTAAAATTGACGATTGAGTGGGGCGAGGCTACTGCACCTGATGGCAATATCGAATACACAGTTAAGGCCGAGAACGGTTTGTATTTAATTGTTCCTGGTTTAATTCTTAAAGGTAACGCTACGCCTTTGGTTGTTAAAGCGTTTGCTGCTACTGCAAACGTTATCGTAATTCACGGGTACGTTAACGTAATAGCGTAAGGTCTAGCAATGTCTAGGATTCTTAGAAACACATTAGGCGGTAAAGCTGTTAGTGGTGGTGCGTTGGCTCCACGTACTAACAAAACAAATACAACCAATCAAGCTAATGATTTACGACTTGGCGGCAGTAGTGGTAATCCTCCCGTGTCTGTTGATTTCCTTATTGTTGCAGGTGGTGGTGCAGCAAGTTTCCCTGGAGGTGGCGGTGGTGGGTATCGCACAAGTGTTGGGACATCAGGAGGAGGGGCATCAGCAGAACCAAAAATAACTATTAGTGCAGGTACACAATATACAGCAACTGTCGGTGCGGCAAGTGGTAATAATTCTAGTTTTGCTGGTTCTGGATTAACAACAATTACATCTATTGGCGGTGGTGGTGGCGGATACGCAGTCTCTGGTGGTAGCGGTGGTGGCGGTGTTGGCGGAACTAGAGGTTTGGGTACTGCTGGGCAAGGCACTAATGGCGGTTTTGGTGAAGATGGTGTTGTGCAATACACATCTGGTGGTGGCGGTGGTGGTGCGGCTGGCGGTGGCAGTAATTCGTTTGGCGGCGGTTGCGGTTTGGGTACTGCTGGAAGTGGCGGTAGTGGGCAAACGAGCAGTATTTCTGGGTCGAGCATAACGTACGCTGGCGGAGGCGGAGGAATTAGTAATCAAGGCAGTCCTGGGGGACAGGGTGCTGGGTCTGGCACAACAGCCAATCGTGGTGGTGGTAGTGGTGGTGGTTCAGGTGCGGGCGGTAGCGGGGTGGTTATTTTACGCTATGCAGATTCTTTTGATTTAGCATCAGCAACTACTGGTTCGCCAACAGTAACTACTGCTGGTGGTTATCGTATTTATGTTTTCACGGGAACAGGAACTATAACTTTCTAATGGCACATTTTGCAGAAATAGATGATAACAATACGGTTTTAAGAGTTATTTCCGTTCATGACAACGAGGAAGCAAACGGTTCTGAATTTTGTCATAACTTATTTGGTGGTCAATGGATTCAAACAAGTTACAATTCAAGGATACGAAAACACTTTGCATTTCCTGGTTGCAAATATGACCCCGTAGAAGATAAGTTTATTTTGCCGCAACCATATCCTTCATGGACTCTTGATAGTGACGAAAACTGGCAACCACCAACACCAATGCCAAGCGAAGGCGGTTGGTGGTGGAGTGAAACAGATCAAGTTTGGAAACCTTTAACTAGAGGTATTGAGCAGGTATAAATATAATGGTAATTATAACCGAAGCGGAAAGAGTTTTTGTATATAAAAGTTTGCAAGTAAGTAAATATGTGCTTAACAAAGGTGAAGGGTTGCCAAAGCACGAGCATAAATTTAACCATTTAACAATGTGTGTATTGGGTTCTTGTGTAGTAAGAAAAGAAAATGTTGAAATAATTTTACATCCAGAAGATAACGCAATAGATTTGGTTGCAAATCAATGGCACGAAATTGAAGCATTAGAAGATAACACCGTTCTTGTAAATATAGAGTAACGATGTGGGTTGCAATTTAACTAGGTGGCTGATACCGCTACCAGCAATCCTGTTTGCAGTTTTCCCACAAACCGCCAACGCTGAACCAACACCAGGGTTAGCAACCACCTATTACACAATCGACGAAATACCACCAGTTCAATCCACAACCGAATACCCTGTTTGCGGTACTGAGACAGAGAACAACATCAACCGTTCCTATGACGGTGAACCGTACGAGAACTGCACAGGCGACCTGTTCATGGTCCACATGACAGGCTACATAAACATCCCTGAACACAACACGATTGAGTTTTGGTTGGCATCAGATGACGGCGGTGAGATAACTATTGACGGCAACACGTTCGGTGTTTGGAATGACCAAGGCTGCTCAGCAACTTTGTCTGGTGAACTGGAACTTGAGGCAGGTAGCCAGCCTTTAGAACTATGGATGTATGAGAACGGTGGCGGAACCTGTCTAATGCTCGCCTGGAACATCAACGGTCAAGGCTGGGAAATGATCCCCGACTCTGCGTTTACAACAACGACTTCACCGACGACAACAACGCCCACCATAACAACCACATCATCGACAATAACCACAACAACCCTGCCAGAGACCACAACAACATCTTCATCTTCGTCTTCATCTTCCTCCTCGTCTACCACTACATCTAGTACTACAACTACTACAATTCAGGAGACAACCACTACATCATGGGCCCCAACTACAACATCCACGGAGTCGACGACGACAAGTACTACTACTGTAGTTCAAACGACTGTCCCTGTAACGACAACTACGACATTTTTGCCAGTAGCCACGGCAACGACAACGACAACAGAAGTGCCAGAACCCACGGTAACGACCCTTCCTGAAGAAGAAGAAGAGGTGTC